CAACGAAAGGCGCTGCTTGCGAATTCTTATCCAACGCTCATAAAGGGCTTGAAAAAATCGATGATTTAGAGAGTATGTTAAGTGAAACAAAAAATGCCATTAATGAGACCTCTGGCATTCTCAATGAAAAAACGGTTGAACACCAGGCCCAAAAGGATCTAATTGAGAATAAGTACGCCGCCGAAAGCGAAACGCTGCAAACGAAAATCAATTATCTGAATTCCAGCATTAAGACCTTGGAAAACGAACTTGACGAGCTGGATAAATCCGATTGGACTAAGTTTAAAAAGGAATGCGATGCAGCAGATAACAATATCAAACTGAATGAAGTCAAAATCGAATCACTTGATAAACAGATTGACACACTCGCTCAATCACGCTCCGAGCGGATGAAAGAGTTTAGCGACGAAACCAAAGAGCTCGAAGAAAAACTTGACAACCAGATCCACATGAAAATTAATCAAGAAAAAGAAGTGCTCAATTTTCTTACAGGGCAAAAAACCGATCTTCAAGGATCAATAAACGTGGAGCGTTTAAGACTAACGACTCTCAATGCTGAGATCTCTACAACTAATCAGAAGATTGAGACCGCAAAACAGAGCGAAACGAAGATCAAGGAACTTGAGGTCTCAAAACAATTCACTCAATCCGAAATTAAAGACTGGGCGTTCCTTTGCAAATCATTCGACAAGGCCGGAATACCAGTATTGAAACTTGAGAACTCCGGGATAGAGATTACATCGATCGCAAATGAATTGCTCTCTCTCTTTGAAAATAAATTCCGAATTGTCTTCGAAACCACTTCCTTAAAAAAAGATAAAAAAACTTTCAAGGAAACATTCGACATCAACATCGTTGAAGATGATGGAGTTACCGAGATCGCTAATAAATCGGGCGGGGAACAGGTATGGCTTGAGACAGCAATCCAGCTCGCGATCTCTCAAGTGGCTAAACGCCAAGGCAAGAATATTGAGACTGGTTTTCTCGACGAAAAGGACGGGGCTCTCGATCTTAGTAATGCAATGGTATATGTGGATATGATACGTCGTTCGCATGAGATGAGTGGAGTTCATAATACGTTCGTGATCACGCACCGAACAGAACTGCTGGATTATATCCCGCAGCAAGTGAAACTAGTAGATGGATACTTACAAATCATTAACAATTAAAAATGAAGTGGTCGTGATTTGACAAGCGTATAACAAAACCTTGGATGAGGATCACGGCCGCTTCGACGAATTTGTTCTTAAACCAAAGAGGGTGTGATGAATAAGAAGTGGGAAGTTGGACCAATGGGAAACTCTGTTTTAGATTGCGATGGTTTCTATGTCAGTTACAGAGAGAACACCGCTGATTTTGGTAGTATGCTTGCGGGTGACGACAACGGGGCAGGCGAAACAGCTCTGTGCCATGATGGTGAATACGATGTTCTAAATGGCGATTTTAGGCAAGATTATGAGAACCTGGTGGGCAAGGGGCTAGATGCTTGCAAAAAGTTTTACAATGGTGAAAAAGAAGAGTTTGTTTCTTGTTGGAGTTCTTAAACATTTTGGGGTGAGTGGCGGGGTGCATTATAAAGGAGATGGCTACCTGGTTGATGGGAACACTCCAAAACCTCACCCCTTCAATTATAATAAGGTGAAATCATGACTGATGAATTACCTGATCAACAAATGAATATTCCGTTTGACAATAAAGTTAAAAGTTTCTACAGCAAGCCTGTTCAAGAACAGCGTAAGACTCAAAGACAAAGAGTGTATGATTTCGTTCATACTCATGGCCGGGTGACCCAACGCATGATAAGCGAGGGGACTGGAATCCCGAGGCACCTTGTTCCGGATCGATTAAGCCGTGGTTTAAAAGGTTTCGTAAAAGAAAGCGGGTCAATCCATGATCTGAAAACAAAGAAAGATGTCACGGCTTATGAAATAATTTAACAATTAACGTGCAGAGAGGAGAATATGCGTGGCAAAGCGAAAAATACAAGATAAATCATTTGATTTAAGAGAATGGCAGCAAGAAGCATGCCGGGGAACGATGGATAATTTCACCAGTGGGAAAAACGATTTTCTTTGTGTAGCGACACCCGGTTCCGGGAAAACAAAATATGCTCTTAAGGTAGCTCACGAAATGCTCAAAAAAGGCTATTGTAAGAGAGTTGTGGTCATCACACCAACAGACTCACTGAAACGCCAGTGGGCGGCTACAGCAGCCGAATACGCCGGGATCGACTTAGACCCCGACTTCACAAACGCAATGGGCTCAGAGGCCTCCGATTATCACGGAATAGTAACCACATATGCGGCGCTCGGGATGGATAAGAAGAAAATCCACACTCAAAACACTTTCAATAAACCAACATTTGTAATATTTGATGAGGTCCATCATTGCGGGAACAAAGATCATTTGACCTGGGGAATCGCTTTAAAAGAAGCTTTTGAGAACGCGATGTTCAGACTCTCAATTTCCGGGACTGCTTTTAGATCCGATGATGCTGAAATCCCATTCGTTGAATATAAAGATAGGGTCTCGGTTTCGAATTACAATTATTCTTATGATAGAGCGGTCCAAGAAAATGTCTGCCGGAAGGTCTATTTCTCGACGCATGATGGGGATATGAAATGGAAAGTCGCTAGCGAGACATTTAGCCATGATTTTAAAGATGTACTTGAACCTGATCAGGTTTCAAAGCGATTAAGAACAGCCCTGGATCCGAAGGGGAATTATGTTCAGGACATCATTAAAGCTGCTGACAAAAAACTTGATGAGATCCGGAAAGCTGGACACCCGGACGCCGGCGGATTGATCTTCGGGATCACTCAAGAACATGCTCGCCAGATCGCCAAGGTTGTTGAAAAAGTAACCGGGATCATGCCTCCAATCATTGTGAGTGATGAAGCACAAAGCAATGAGATCCTGAATACTTTTAAAAATGATTTCTCGCGCTGGATGGTATCCGTCAAGATGGTATCCGAGGGCGTTGATATTCCGCGTCTGAGAGTCGGCGTTTATTTTACCAATGTTAAAGCCGAATTATTTTTTCGGCAGCTTGTGGGAAGATTCGTGAGGGTTCTGAGCCATTTGCAATGGCAAGATGCGTTTATATTCATACCACAAGATCGAGACATTGTGAAATTAGCTGAATCGATTCAGGAAGAGCGGGACCATGCTCTTGAAAAATGTGAGAAATCCACCCCGGATGAAGATACAGATCTATTTGGGAATGAATACACCCCGGCCCTTCAAGGAAAATTCGTTCCCCTTGGGAGTGAAGCAACCGACGTAAAAGAAATATCGGTTAATGTTGCGATCTCAGATGGGATGAAAACCGGAATCGATGTTCGAAAAGTGATCACCGATGAGGATCCGGTTTACTTGCAGAAACATGAGCTCAGGGCTAAGATAAATTCACTTGTTAAGCGCTATGCTCACATGGTTGCTCTTAGAACCGGCGCGAAAGCAGATTACAGAGCCGCCCACAGGATCTGGGCGGAGCAACCAACTGGGAAAAAGATCGCTACCGAGACCGTGGATGAGCTAAAAAACCATGAATTGTTTTACAGAAATCTATTACAAAAATAAAGAGGAAATGCAATGGTAATAACGGTGTTAATAATAATCGGGCTAATATACTTCTATCTCGGTGATGATTTCAAGGTGGCGGTATGTGTAATGCTTTTTATTACATCTGTCTCGTTTGGGCAAAAAGGTAGTTTCCACATCCCAGATAGTCTTTATGATTTTTATATCTCAGAGGATGACCCTCTTTGGCAAACAACTGAGCTATTCTATTATTTTGGTGAAGAAAAGGCCACCGTAGTTGTTGGCAAAGACACAGCAAAAAACGCTCCAGGCCCATATCAAACGATGGTAATCCTAACATGGATTCAGCAGCTAGAACTTTACGAAGCTGAATGTTATGCAGATAGTGTGTGCAGTGTTGATTCTGGGTACGTGCTTGATACTAGATGCCCGGATTCGATCCGTTTAATAGAAATCCCAGGTTCAAGAAGATGCTATCACACAGAGCCCACATTCAAAAACTTTATAAAATTTCTAAAGAGGAGGGTAGAATAATGATGAAAACTGTTTTGATATTCATCGGTTTGAAGTTGGTCGAGTTGATTGGGCTTATCGCCGCACCGTGGCTTGCGTATCTTGTGGCGTATTATTCCCTCTTGCTTATAAATGTACGCCCTCTAGGGCTAGGGGCAGTTGCCAGTATCCTAGATATTATCAAACTAATGTTTTTGGGATTTACTATCATCGGATGCATAATTCTAATAGGCGTGGGGCTTTCTGCTTGTGTAAAGGCTAACTGGCGTAAAGCAAAAGGACTAAACAAAAGGTGGAGCAAATGAAATACATCATATCTTTTATATTACTATTCTTAATCGCTTGGATGGTATTCTTGTGTAGCGATACTGAGGCGCAAGTAAAAATCGGCGACATAACTATTCCCGATGAAACTGCCGGGGAATATTTCTTGTGGTGTTATCAAAATCCAGATACAACCTGGCTCTATGATTATTCAGAACTAAAGAGTGAAATCAAGAAGCTAGAGAAGGCAATGCTTAGTGATTCCAGTTATGGCTATTGTTATACTAGGATAGTAAGTGCAAAAGAAACGAAGTTGTCCGATAATAATATAGGTCGTGTGTATAAAGAAGAACCCTCTCACGAATGGATTTTACATTACATCGGATATTTAACAAAGCACGAACCTACAGCCCAAGATTTTTCTGTATGGTTTATAAAAAGGAAGGACAAATGAAACCTGATGAAGAAATAGACAGTTCGTGGAGCATTATCCTCGGATGTATAGTGATTCTCGTTGTAATTGGATGGGGGTTTAAATCATTGTTGGAATGGATTAATTGAGGTTTAAGATGCAAAAAAAAATCAAGGTGTTTATATGCTCTGCGTTGTTTCTTGACGTTTTGGGAATAGTATTTTTTGGCGGTTGGTGGTGGTATTTAGCCCTATCGTTGAAAACCCCTTACTTTATAAATCAACTAATATTAATTTATAAACTAAAGGTAAAAAGATGAGAAAATTTATAGAAATTATCGAGATTGATTTAGGTGACAAGAACCCGATGGTCGCCACGAACTATCCTGGTGACGGGGCTTATTTGGTTAAAGATCGTTCTAATGATTCATATTTTGTCAAGGGCGATCAAGTGGCGATTTTCCCTAAAATGTGGTTTAAGAATATTCTGGTTGATCCGCCTAATTTCCATCCAGAGATCAGAATAAAGAGTGAGCTCGATCCTACTGTTTTGCCTGGTATTGATGAGACAATATTTCTAAAAGCGATAGCAATAATTCAAAAACCAGAACTGATTATTGAACTAGAAAAATCAAGGTAAATAATGGCTCGTAAAAGAATGATTGACCCTCAGATTTGGGAATCCGCTTATGATAAACATTGGACTCCCGACGATTTCACCGTGATGGTTGCGGCTATTTCTGCGGCGGATGATGAGGGAAGAGGACGACTTTCTATCATAAAACGCAACTGCGGGGAGATGATTTCGGAGAGAAAATTGAAAAAAGTGCTCGAGAACCTACATGATTCTATCCGAATTTATGGCAAAATTTACTTTTTTCTCCCTAATTTCCTAGAATATCAGACAATTAACCACCCAAAAGGATCGAAATTGCCAGACCCAAATACGTTTAATAACAATGACTTATCCAAAAATAGTACGGTATCCAGTACGGTAATCGATACCGAATTCGGCGCAACAAGTGAAGTGAAGTTAAGTAAAGTTAAGATAAGTGAAGTAAAGGGAACAGAAACTTTTTTTTCGGAAGTCCACTTTAAAAAGATCAAAGACCTTTACGTCAAATGCTCCAATATCTCTGATCCGAATACGACTACTCATATCCAACCAGTATTAAAATTCTACGAGCATATTCCTGAGCATCTTACTGAAGAGCATATCACTAAATGCATCACTGAGGCCTTCAAAGGAATCAACAAGAACAAAGGCGTTAGAATCGATTACTTACTTGGCAACATACAAGCGAAGATCACTGCTAAACATGAAGAGATCCTTAATGATCTTAAAAAACCGGTTCTCGATCAAGCTGACAAAGATCGAAAGAAGACAAAAACAAGCGAAAAGACCGAAAGCGATGATTATGCAGTTGATAAAGCGCGCGAATACAACGAATTTTTCAAGAATAATAGCGGTTTATTCTCAGAAAAGGAGAAAAACGAATTACTATTCTTGTTACAGAAACAAAACATAATTCAAGCTGGTGCGATAATTGAGCCGAAAATGGAGAATGCGCCGTTATGATAAATAAATACCGTCCTAAAATGAGTACACTTGGAGGAGCAATGCCAATCGATTATAAAAAATATCCACCCGACTGGAAAGAGACCCGAGCCCGGATCTTAAAACGTGCTGACAATCAATGTGAATGTCAAGGGGAGTGCGGGCTCCATCACGATCATCGATGCACCGAATTAAATGGGATGCCAGCAAAATGGGCTAATGGTAAAGTCGTTTTGACGATCGCTCATCTTGACCACGACGAAGAGAACTGGGGTGTAGATGATAGCAGACTCAAAGCCATGTGTCAGCGTTGCCACCTAAGATATGACGCCCCGGAGAAAGCCCGAAGACGCAAAAGCAAAAAAGCAATAGGAGACCTATTCGAATGAACTACGAAAACAAATTCATATTAGCCGATTGCATGGATGTCTTGCCGGATATACCGGAGAACTCGATTGACTCGATAGTAACCGATCCTCCTTACGGCTTATCTTTCATGGGTAGCGGCTCAACTGGTAAGGCCTGCAAGTTAGAGAGCTTTAATTTTGTTGGGATAGAAAAAGACCCCGATTATTATGAGATTGCAAAAGCAAGAATTGAAAACAAAAAAGACGAAGTATGTTTCACTGATGATCTAAAGTTATTCACAAAACAATAAGGTAAAATGAAAATGGGAAAACCAATTAGCAAACCCAATCCGAAAGATATTGTAAGCCTAACGCCTCGATTCCCGGAACGAGGAAACACGGTCACAGTCGACGGGGCTGCATTCAAAGTCACCAACTCCGATAAGTTGAAAGGTATCATTATTCTGAAGAGGAAATCATGAAATTCACTCATCGAAAATTATGTGAAGATCTTGCTCAGATCAAGGGAACCAAGTTCTTTGAGGTCCCGCTCGGGTCCGTGTGGTCGCCTGCTTTGGGGCTCGGTGATAAAACTCAGATCGCGGATGTGATCACTATCCGCCCGAGCTACACAAAATTCAATCTCGACATATATGAATGCAAGGTCTCGCGCTCTGATTTTCTTTCTGATATTCGCTCGGGTAAATGGGAGGGTTATCTTCCCCACTGTCATCGATTTTATTTTGCTCTTTTATCTGGCATCGCAAAAAAGGATGAGATCCCAAAAGGGGCCGGCTTAATCGTCCGGGGCGAAAAAGGTTGGGTCACAATCAAAGCAGCCAAACCGACGAACAACGAGATCCCAAAAGAAACAATGATGTCAATGATATTTAAGAAAGCATCACAAGATAATTTCGAGCGACGATATTATGTGTCTGAATATGCAACGACCAATTTTCCACAACATAATCAAGGATTAAAAAAGATCCTGAGCAAGAAAGTGAGAACAGCATTAAGGTTTTATGATAAACATCGTTTCGAAATCGAGGGGAAATAAAAACCCTTGCATCATAACCAGATAATGTTATATTGCAGCCGTGAGCTAGAACAGCAACGAGGTTAATATCATTGAAAACAAAATTAAAATCAAACTCAAGCATCCCAAGATCTTGCGACATACCTTCTCCTCAAGGCTATGGCTCACACGCACGTAAGATCCAGGGGTGCTTTGTGTATATGTAATCAGGAATATTATGGCTCGATTCGCAGGCTGGACTATGAAAGATGTTGAGAGATTAAGCCGCGGCCTAAAAGGCAAGGCGGTACCACCGCCGAAAAAGGTTGGAAAGATTTCCAAACAAACCAGCCCGGATTATGTTGACATGATTTCCGGGGCTCTCACGATGTTGAAAATCGATCACGTTCTTGAATACAAGTTTCTTCACGATCGGCGCTTCAAGTTCGACATCGCTATCCCCGGGAACATGATTGCAATCGAATTCGAGGGCGGGATCTTCACTGGTGGTCGTCACACCCGGGGCAAAGGCTATGCTAACGACGCGAAGAAATATAACCTCGCTACCATGCATGGCTGGAAGCTCTTCCGGTTCACAACCGCAGACACAAGCTCGCTGAATTGGGAGTTCGGGATCGCTGATCAGATCAGGGAATTTATAAATAATCAAAAACCAAACAAGAGGTAATTATGAAAGATGGACAATCATCAAAAAGAGATTATGACAAAAGCATCCACTCAAACCCTGATGCTCAAGCGTGGGCTAAATTCTTTATTAAAAGCATGGGTGAAAACAATTGGACTATCAAAGACATTGATGAATCTTTAATGATAACCTGGTTCGCTAATGCAATGATGGCAATGAGTGACAGCATCCACCAAACTAAAAGCGTTATCCCAAATGATATGCTCAATTCAAGTGAAGCGTTATTCGGATTTTGTGGATGGTTAACGACCAGAGACGAGCAAACAATAATGAGCGCAAAAGATGACGCCGCAGAAATAGCCGAATTGATACAAGAATTTATAAAGGCAAATGATTTGCCGGAAGTCCGGGGCGATTGGGGTAAGAATTTGACGCACCCAACTGGACATAAAAAAAATAAGAGGTCAATCATGAAAACGAAAGTAAAGCCACGGGAAATAATAAGACTTTATATGTGGATGCTTGTTTGGTTTGTTATCGGGGTTCTCATAGTGATACTAGTCGGAGAATTGTCGGATATGGTAGACCAAGAACTTTTTGACAGAATTTACCGACAATAAATTCCCAACTCATAAATAATAAATTGAGGTAATAAATGTTTCACGTGAAACAAAAGGAGAAGAAAATGATAAAGAAAATTCTCATAATTGGCACTTGTGATCTCTGTCCCAAGTTCTCGAATGAATATTGTGATTGGGAAGAACGGTGTACAAAGCTTGATCGAGAGATTCCCAAGGTGCGTGGCTTTTTCCCGATTCCCGAGGACTGTCCATTAACCGACGCGCCACAAGAAACGGAAGGGGACGAATCATAACAGGCTCTTTCCAACCTTTTTGGAATGACCTTGAAAAAACTAATTATTAAACTCTAGGTGTAAATGGAAGACTTTGTCGAGAAGCTCGTTAACCTTTTGGTTAAGGAAGGTATTGTCAACGAAGAATCTCTCCGGAACTACCGAATAAAAAGCCGCTTCCAGCAATTACACGAAGTGGATGGAATGAAAGTCGAAGACTGTTTCGAGAAGATTGCCGCCGAGTTCAGTCAGTATAATATCCAACCCCGGACTGTAAGGCACATTATCTATGAGGCTAAACGCTGATATGCCAAGAATGAAAAAAGATGAGAAGGTAATCAAAAACGATATGGGAGAACCCGCCACTTACGACAGCAAAGAGAAGCACACGGATATTGTTTGGGCTCGAGTCGATATAGTGATGACTGAGATACTCACCAATCAACAATTTTTAGAATCCAAACGAAACAGAGAATTGACTGAATGGACAGCAAAACAATTTAAGTGCAGTGACAAAACAGCTCAGAGATATATTAGCCTTGCGAAAAGTGGAGTCCGCAAGATTGGCCAGAAGCAGGCGAAGAAAGCTTTTGATAAAGCCATTCGTGATCGGGAACTCCTTATCCGCAAAGCATTAGCCGAAGATACCCTCCCGGGATTAAGGCTCGCAAAAGATGTGATGAAAGATCGGGATGAGTTGTTCGGCATGTACGTGCAAAAAGTCGAGAACAAAACCGAGATTAATCTAAAAGGAATTGACTTAACTCGATTGAACGATGAGCAGTTGATCACACTCGAGAAATTAGTGAAAGAGGGGAACACAGATAACGTGAAAGCTTTTTTAATCGGCCTTGGGTTCTTAAATGCTTGACACTCTTTTAGACATAGAGAAAGAAAAAAAACGTCGCGAACTCGCAATGGAACATCACCCCAAGATAATCGCTCAGAAGAAACGCAAAGAAGCGGCGACAAGTTGTTTCTGGACTTATTGCGTTCATATGGATTCAGAATATTTCGATGAGAGCAAACGCCCCCATTTGAAATCAATAGCTACCCAATTACAAAAAGTTGAATCCGGTAATATAAAAAAACTAAGAATATCCGCGCCCCCAAGATCCGGGAAGAGCTATATCGTTTCGCATTTTTGCGCCTGGAGGCTTGGGAAGCATCCCGAGGGCTCGATCATGCGAAACAGTTACGGCGATAAGCTTGCAAAGAGATTCAGTTATGATGTACGTGAGATAATAAAATCATCGGCTTACCTGGAGATCTTCCCACATATAAAATTAAAATCCGATAAACATGCCGTGAGTGATTGGTCTTTGGAATCATCCAAGCAGATCGCTTATTTTTGCGGTGGTGTTGGTGGGCCAATAACCGGTATGGGCGCGGATCTTCTTGCGGTGCTCGATGATCCGATCAAGAACATTGAAGACGCTTTGAGTGAACTGATCCTAGACAAAACTTGGGAGTTCTACACTGGAGTCCATAAGGCCAGAATGGAAAAGGATTGTCCCGAGATCCAGATCGCCACAAGATGGAGCCGTAAGGATCCGATCGGACGACTCATCACAAAAGAGGGCGCTGAATGGACTGAGATCGAGATCCCGGCGCTTGATGAAAATGGGGAAACCTTTTGCAAAGAAGTGAAGTCAACTGAAGAGTACATCAAGTTACGAAATCTTTTAGACCCCTTTATCTGGGAAGCTGAATTCATGCAGCATCCGATTGAAAAACATGGGCTTCTATTCCCATCCGAGGATTTAAACTATTTCACTATGGATGAAGTGAAAAAATATTATGAGCAAAGTGGTGATCAGTGGGATTCAATCATCGGCTATACCGATACTGCTGACGAAGGAACAGATTTTCTTTCTTCTTTGGTTGCCCCCACATTTGGAGAAAACATTTACATCACTGATGTGGTTTTTACTCAGGACCCGGTTGAGACCACTGAGGCAAGTGTCGCTCAGATGATCATCGATACCAAGTGCGATGATATGACCATCGAGTCAAATGCGGCCGGTAAATCATTTGCCCGGAACATCGATAGTTTAATCGAGGGGAAATCAAGATGCACTATCACTAGAATTCTAAATACAAAAAATAAAGAAACGCGGATTCTAATGAAATCCGGCCAGATAAAGAAATATATTTATTTTCGCAGTGATTATGCGGCTGGTAGTGATTATGATAAGTTCATGCGTTATCTTACAAGCTATGTTAAGACCGGGAAGAACAAACACGACGACGCTGCGGATTCTGTGACGGGTCTGGCGGAATCAGCATTTAAAACAACAACATTTGAATTCGGAGGTTAATAAATGTACTTAACAGCAAGCGATCAGGTTATCGCTGAAATAAAAAGAGTGGAGCCCATGACCACGAGCAAGATCTTAAGCGATCTTATCAAGGCTCACGACGAAAGCGCTGAAAAAAAAGAAATGAAGCAAGGTGATGAATATTTTGTTGTAAAGAACACGGCCATCCTCGATCATGATTTCAATAAGGCTGTGGTCGATGGGACTGAGATCGAAGCGAGTTTGATGTCAAACAACAAATTAATTCATAGTTTTTATCCAATACTCGTTGAACAAAAGATCTCACGTATTGCAAGCAATCGCATAATGATTCAATGCGATGATAATGAGGTTCTGCTAAAAGGCGTTAATGATATTCTTGGAACCAAGTTCGCTAAGAAAATGATCGAGTGGGGAACCGGGGCTTCAAATCACGGGAAAGAATATCTACATCCGTTCGTCGACAAAAAAGGTAAGTTCAATTATGTTGTTTTATCTGCTGAACAGATCATCCCGGTTTATGATTCTGATTTTCAGGATAAGCTTGAGGGTGTGATCTATTATTATTCGATAGAAGTCAAGCGCTCCGCAATGAGCCAGAAGAGATCTCTTCACAAAGTGCGCTATTATGATGACACTTTTGTTTGGTATTTCGTGGAGAACGATCTCGGTGAATACGTTCCGGATCCCGATGTCCCCGGGGGTAAGAAATATCATTGGTATGAATTTTATGATAATGATCCCGAAGGCAGTAAAGAGGGGAAAAGCTGGGGCCGCGTCCCGTTTATTAGGCTTGACAACAACAATGTTGCGATAAGTGACTTGCGACTTGTTAAGACCCTGATCGATGATTATGATTTTAATGTGTCCGATATGAGCAACAACCTTTCGGATATTCAAGAATATTTTTATTTATTGTATGGCGCCGACAAAACGGACTTAGCCGAATTCGTTACGAATCTAAAAGTCTATAAAGCGGCGAAGGCTCCGGATGGGGCCAAGATCGATCGGCAATCTGGCGAAATCCCTTATGAGGCCAGCGCCAAACATTTGGATCGGCTTGAGGATAATATTTACATTTTTGGAATGGGCGTTAATCCAAAACATATGGCTCGTGAAGCCGGGACCGCCCCTTCCGGGATAGCTCTCAAGCTCATGTTCTTTTTGCTGGATATGAAATGTGATAAGCTTATTGTCAATTGGCAGTATGCATTAGAAGAATTTTTGTGGTTCGCAACCGAGTTCATCAACATGACGACTAATTCAACTTATGACTCAAAGGACTGTTCATCCCTGTTCACGAAGTCAGCTATATACAACGAGCTCGAGCAGGCCACGATCGCCCAGAACAGCAAGGGGATAATCTCTGATGTTACCATTGTCGAAAATCATCCATGGGTGGAAGACAGCCAACTTGAAGAGACCCGATTAAAAGAGCAAAGAGATGGAATCATTCTTGATGATGAGGATTAGTTAATAAATGGCCACAATAACACAACTCACGAACGATGAGATTCTTAATCTACTGAAAAAAGTGGCTGGGGGTCTGGATGCTGACGAATCTTTGCTCACAAATAAATTGATCGCCGAATATAAAATAGCCCTCACCGACACGCAGGATCTTCTCGATAAGATGTATAAAAAATATGGCGACAAAGTAAAATTCAGCGATATGGCTTCTTACAATCGACTCGATAATCTTGAGAACCAAATAAAAAAAGTGGTCGCTAAATTGCAACGCAAACAGGTCGCAATATCTAAAAGCGGATTCAAAACAATTTTTAAGAACGGTTCATATGGAACGGCGTTCGCTCTCGAGAGCTCTCTTGATCTTAAGCTCGGGTTTGGTTTGTTGAATGAGAATGTTATAAGCCGTGCGATCGAGAACCCACTCGATAGGATCGGCTGGCCAAACAGAGGCAAACAGAATTTAATAAAACTCACTGCCGATTTGAATAGTGAGATAACTCAGGGTCTTATCCAAGGCAAAGGCTATGCAAAAACAGCAAAGTTATTTGCAGATAAATTTAATGTCGGGATAAACAAAGCGATAAGAATCGTTCAAACAGAAAGCCACCGAATAAGATCCCAGGCGTTTAATGATACGCTTGAAGATGCAAAGCCCTATCTTGATGAAGCTGGTGCGGGGTTCGGAAAGGTTTGGATCCATCACTTAACAGCCGGCTCTAGTAAATACACACCCCGCTCTTCCCATGTCGCTATGGACGGCGTTGCTGCGAACGAAGATGGGGACTTCACTCTCCCAAGTGGTATCAAAACAGCAGGCCCGGGTCTGAGCGGTGTCCCCGGTGAAGATATTAATTGCACTTGTGGACTCAGGACTCAGATTGAAGACTATGAACCAAAATTCCGCAGAGACAATACTGCAAAGAAAATAACTCCTTATCAGACTGCAAGTGAATGGTACAAAGCGAGAATAAAAAAATAATAAAGAATCTTTTAGCTTTCGAGGCCAAACTCTTCCAATTAGCTCAATAATTTTTATTCCCCACTCCCTCGATTTTCCAAAGTTTTTGGAATGACAACCAGATTCCAATAATATAACTTGCCATCAATAAAAAACAATCAGCCCCTTTGGTATTTCGAGGCGTTAATCGAAAGACTGTTCCGCGGCCCCGACACCCGCGATAAAAAACGTAAACAGAAAATAAATCTTTAGGAGAATTCAATGGAATGGTTAAAATCTTTACTCGGTGATGATCTTTACAAACAAGTTGCTGAAAAACTTGGTGAAACAAAAATATTCAAACAGGATGATAAGGATTGGATCCCGAAGCCCCGGTTTGATGAGCTAAACACCAAAAAAGTTGAAGCCGAAAAAAATCTCAAGAAAGCTAATGAGGATCTGAAAACGGTTCAGACCGATTTCGATGCTTTGAAAGCCGAAAAAGATACTGGTAAAACAGATCTTGATAAACAAATCACCGATCTTACCAAACAAGTAACCGATCTTACTGCCGGGACAGAGAAGAAAGACAGATACCTCTTGATCGAAAGAAAGAGAACTGCTTTGAAGGAAGCCTTAACTGGCGCGAAAGTTAATCCTAAGTATTCGAATTTGTTAATCAAAGAATTCGATCTTGAAAAGATCGAATTAAACGATGATGGTAAAATCAAAGAACCTGAGGAATTACTTAAACCCGTGCTGGAAACCTACAAAGACATGTTCGGTGAAAAGAAGATGACTGGTGATCCGCCTGAGAAAGATAAAGCGGAACCATTCAAAGAAGTTTCTGCTGAAGATTATTATAAGAGCGAAGCCAAATAATTATAATAATAATCTTAAAAGTTTTGGAGTCAAATTATGACATTAAGAGAAATCTCAGTTGCATTCGCAAAGAAGCAACCGAAGCAAGTGGATTATATTACTGAAGAAGCACCAATCCTGAACATAATCCCGTTCGAAGCAAGTACGCATATGATGCATAATGTTTATTCCGAGATCACCAGCGTTACTGGCGCTGGCTTTACCGATCTTGATGCTGAATTACCTGCCTTGGCGGTTAACCGAATCTTGAAACAGGCCGCGCTCTCCACAATGGGTGGTGAATTAAGCGTGGGTCAAGATGAGGCCAAAGCTCATGGTGGTCGTGATGCTTACTTCGCAAAACAAACTCCTGTTATTCTCAGAGAATCCGGTTCGACAACCGAGTACGCGATCTTATACAACATGATAAGAGCGGCCGCAATCGCGAACGCTGCTAAAATTAATTCCGGTGGTTCGAATAATGTGAATTATTCCATCCTCGCGATCAAATTCGTTCCCGGGGACACTACTGGATTATACAGCCCCAATGGATTCGCAAGCGGCGTGATGCTTCCATTCGAGTGGTTGAATGGCGGTAATTTGACAAAAGTTACAAAAGGGACTACTTCTATCAATGGTTATGCCGGCCAGTTCAAGAATTATTTTGGATTCCAGATCGCTTCTGCTCGGAACGTTGCTGGCATTTTTAATGTGGATAGAACGTCCGCGACAAAGAAATTGCCAACCGAAGCACAGATCGATGATCTTCTTGATTTGGTTAGGGCATCTTCAGAGAATACGTTCCTGTTAATGCATCCTAAGATCAAATCCTATTTGAAGACTTTTAAAACCCAA